TCTTGGAAGGACGAGTGGTTTGCTATTATCCTAAGTTTACCGTTGATAGGTGCGTTTATACCGTCAATGGTTCCATACGTTGAGCAGGGGTTCACTGTCTTGTCTACAATGCCAGACTACTACAAAGCATTCCTTGGTGGCGCTATAGCTGCTAGCTTTGGTATCAAAACCTTGTCTAGCTGGGGTGGCAAATGAGATCAGAAGAATTCTTCTTTGGTAATCCCTTTGAGTCAGAGTTTGACTTACCTCCCGGCTTCATGGGCGGCGTGGCTGTGCAAGAGGAACAAGAAGAAGAAGAACAAGAACAACAACAAGAAGAAACAACCCCTCCGTTTACTTTACCCTCTGGTGGTGGTCAGAGTAATTTAGACGCGCTAATCGACTCTGGTTTATTTAGTAATCTTTTTACTCTTGAATACGGTGTGCCAGCTTTAGCAGGAGCAGCTACAGGTATAGGAGCAGGGGGTACTCCTGTTTTTAATTCTACTTTTAATGCTTTAACAAGTGCAGGGGCAACTGCCGCAGAAGCTACAGCAGCAGCTACACAAGCAGCTTCAGCAGCAGGAGAAACTGCTGCTTCTGGTGGAGTTTTTGGCTTAAACCCTATAACCGCTGCTTATCTTTTGTACAACGTAGGTACAGCAATAGGCGAAAACATATCAGGCAAAACAGACCCTCTTACAAAAGAGTTATCAAGGCTTGTAGATATAAAGCCGGGAACAGGTGGCCCCGGTAGACAACAAAAAACTACTATTGAATTTGACACTCAACTAAAAGATTTTGCAACACAACTGGTAGCTGCTGGCTGGAATCCTGACAGGAGTTTTATAAATCAAGTACAAGAGGGAGACCCTGAATTATTAGATGCTTTTTACAAAGCAGCGGATTCTAACCCTAGAATTGTGCAATACTTTGTTGACAGGTTTGGCGAAGGTATTCTTGATAGACCTTCTGAGGAAATTGCGGCTGCTGAACAAGAAGAAGCTACTGTGTCTGGTATTGACGGAACAGCCGGTTTTGTGCGCTCTCCAGAAACTACAACCGAAACTACAACTGTTACTTTAGATGATAGTTTAGGTGATACTACAGATGACACTATAACTGCACCTGATAAAAGTATTACAGAAGTTGAAACACCGCCAGAAACACCTTTAGATGTTATTACTGATGATGTAACTTTAGACAATACTATTGAAGCGATTGAAGTAGAAGACTTTGAAGAAGACATAGCACCGCCTGTAGTTATACAAGACACTGAAACAGGCGGTGGAGGTGGTAGTTCAGCAGAAGCACAAGCAGCTAAAGAAGCAGCAGATGCTAAGGCAGCTAAAGAAGCAGCAGATGCTAAGGCAGCTAAAGAAGCAGAAGAAGCTAGAGTAGCTGAAGCACAAGCTAAAGCAGTTCAAGAAGCATTAGCAGCGTCTGAAGCTGCATCTTTAGACGCAGAAAAACAAACAACAGGGTTTGAATCTTCTTTAGAAGGATTAGAACAAGAACTAGCTGGAGAGCAGATAAAGACTTTAGAATTAGAAGACACTGTTTCCGGTTTACGTGATACTTTAGAAGTATTAGAATCACAAAAACAAGAAGCTATAGAAGCAGGAGATCAGCGATACGCCGACGCTGTAGAAGAATATCAAGAACTTTTAAAAAATGAACTTGCTACAGCAGAACAAGAATTTTCACAAGAAAAAGAAAGACTAGAATCTGAGCTAAAAGAAGAACAGAAAGAAGTTACTGATTTAACTAATTTAGTATCTAACTTACAGACTACTTCATCAAACTTACGAACTACTCTTGAGTCAACTCAAACTGCACTGCAAGAACAACGGCAAGTAACACAAGCAAAAGAATCTGATATAGAGAACTTAACAACTTCAGTAAACACACTGACAGGCACTGTATCTACTTTAGAAACTAAACTTACTGAAGTAACGGCAGCTAAAGAAAAAGCTATAGAAGACGGTAATCAAGCCTTAGCTGATGCTATGGAACAAGCGGCACAAACACTACAGACTACAAAAGCTGAAGCAGAAGAAACTCTACAGAATGCTATTGCTGCTGGTGAAACTAAAGTAGCGGAAGCAGTGGCAGCAGGAGAAACTGCTGTAGCCGACGCAGTAGCAGCAGGTGAAGCCGCAGCAGAAGCCGCAGAAGCCGCTGGACGAGAAGAAGGCTTTGGTGAAGGCTTTGGTGAAGGCTTTGGTGAAGGTCAGGGTCAAGGACGCGGGGAAGGCGCTGGTGTAGGAACTGGAATAGGCCTAGCATCAGGACTAGCTCTTGGTATGTTAACTCCCGGTCAAGTTACTCGTACTATGTTTGAAGACCTACAGTTTAAACCTATGTACCAAGCACCTGAAGCAGTACAAAAAGCAACTGTATACCAAACACCGCAAGCTACACCCAGTTTATTTAGGAACATAATAGGATGAGTACACAATACTTAACATTAGTGAACAGCGTACTTAGGCGCTTACGTGAAGACGAGGTGTCCGCAGTAGCTAACACAGCGTACTCTAAAATGGTAGGTGACTTTGTAAATGACGCAAAGACACAAGTAGAGAATGCACATGATTGGTCTACACTTAGGACTACAGTAGTTGTCACAACATCGTCAGGAACTTCAGAATATAGCTTGACAAATGCTGGAGAACGTGTTAAAATATACAGTGTCATTAACGACACCTCTAATTTCTTTGTTACCTATCAAACACCAACATGGGTAAATAATGCAGTGTACAACGCTGGGTCTACTAGCGGCGCACCCTCATACTTTACTTACTCAGGTGTAGATAGTTCACAAGATACACAAGTTACATTATACCCTACACCAGACGGTACATACTCTTTACGTTTTGACTTAATAGCGAGGGAAAGCGCACTAAGCAATGATACAGACACGACTGCATTGCCTTCTAATCCTATCGTTCATATCGCAGTCGCTTTACTTGCAAGAGAAAGAGGAGAGACTGGCGGCACGACTGCACAAGACTACTTTGCCATTGCAGACCGTCATTTATCAGACGAGATTGCGCTAGACGCATATAAGAACCCTGAAGAATTTATTTTTAGAGTCCCATAATGGCTGAACAACGTCAGAACATATACATTGGTGCGCCGGGGTTTCGTGGGTTAAACACTCAGGACTCTCCTGTGGGCCAAGACCCGTCCTTTGCTTCCATAGCAGAGAACGCAGTCATTGACAAGTATGGACGTATTGCAGCACGTAAAGGGATTAACAAGCTGACTAGCTCTGCAACACCACTGGGTTCTAGTATTGGTGTAGAGACTATATTTGAGTTTGTGGACTACAGTGGTGACAAGGTAATCTTCTCCACTGGTAACAACAAGATATTCACAGGCACCACTACACTAACTGACGTTACACCGGGCAGTTACACAGTGTCAGCAAACAACTGGAAGATTATAAACTTTGCTGACCATGCTTACTTTTTCCAGAGAGGACAAGAGCCACTAATCTACACTGATGAGTCTGGCTCTGGTGTACTTGAGAAGTTTAGTGACCATAGTCACGCTACAGGTACACCACCACAGGCTAACGAAGCATTAGCTGCCTTTGGTCGTGTATGGGCTGCTGACGTTACAGGTAACAAGCACACGCTGTACTGGTCAAACTCTTTGGCAGGACATGAGTGGACAGGAGGTAGTTCAGGTAGCTTAGACATCACTACAGTCTGGCCTACAGGACACGATGAGATTGTAGCACTAGCGGAGTTTAATGACTTCTTAGTTATCTTTGGTAAGCGTAGCATTCTACTGTACCAAGGAGCTTCCTCACCGTCCAGCATGACACTGGCTGACGCTATCACTGGTATCGGTTGTATTGCTAGAGACAGCGTACAGAGCAACGGTACAGACCTTATATTCTTGTCTGACTCAGGTTTACGTAGCTTAGGTAGGACTATCCAAGAGAAGTCTAACCCCATTGGCAACGTATCCAAGAATGTACGTGACACTATGATGCTGGCTGTAAACACACAGACAGGTAACATTAAGTCAGTCTACAGCCCAGAGGAAGCCTT